GGTATTTGACCGGCCTCACTCCCGGCACTTCCTACACTTATTATGTGGGAACCGCTGGCAGAACAGCTAGTCATACTTGGAAATGGGGAGGGACAGATGAAGCTGAATACCCAGATCTTTTCATCCGTGCGGTGTCTCTACCAAATACAATATCCACTGATTAAAAAAATACTTGACACGTCAATATAAATGTGCTAATGTAGTACTGTAAATAATTGGAGTAGTAGTTTGTCTAAGAAAATACCTTTTGTTGGGCTTCATGCCCATAGTGGCTTAAGTCTGAACGACGGTCTTGGTTACCCACAAGACCATATGAAATTTGCACTTGATAACGGTTGCGATGGTCTTGCACTAACAGACCATGGTCACATGAATGGGCTTCCGTATCAAGTTTTGTTTGCGAGGAAGTTGAAAGCAGCCGGCACGAATTTTAAACCTATTTTTGGAGTTGAAGCTTATTTCCTCCCTTCTTTGGATCTTTGGAGAGAAGAATATCAGAAAGCCAAAGAACAGAAAAAGAAAATCGATAAAGATGTTAACTTAAGTATTGAAGATGAGGCCGCTTCGAAGCGGAAGGTTAAGGATATTCTCAAGCAGAGAAGACACCTAATTCTTCTGGCACAGAACCAAACGGGTTTGAACAACATATTTAAGCTAGTTTCGGAGAGTTATAGAGATGAAAACTTTTATAGATACCCTAGAATGGATTATGATTTGCTGTCTCGGCATAGTGACGGTGTTATCGCTGCCAGTGCTTGTCTTGGTGGAGTATACGCTGGTAATTATTGGGACAATCGCGATAACGGTGAAGAAGCTGTTCTCCAAGCTATGCGAGAAACTACGATCCGGATGAAGAATGTCTTCGGTGAAAGATGGTTCGGAGAGTTACAGTGGAACAATATTCCCGATCAGCATCTATTAAACCAATATATCATTCAGGTTTGTCGCGAGCATGACGTACCATTAATTTCTACTGCTGACAGTCACTATCCTAGTCCAGACGCCTGGAAGGACCGAGAACTTTACAAGAGAATCGGATGGCTCGGCAAGGGTGGCCTCCCAGAATACATGGACGCAGACCTCCCTGGTGGAGTAGAAGAGATTGGCTACGAGCTATATCCAAAGAACGGCGAACAGATGTATGAATCTTATCACAAATATTCTAAAGAAGCTAAGATTGATTACGACGATGAACTGGTTCTAGACTCAATTAAGAGAAGTCACCATATCGCTCATGATCTCATCGAGGACTTCATGCCAGACGATAACGTTCGTCTACCTCAATTTGTTGTTCCAAAGGGCAAAACAGACATTCAGGCGTTGACGGAAAAGTGTCTCGCTGGTCTCAAATCCAAAGACCTTGCACAGGATACGGAGTATGTTGACAGGCTTAAGCTTGAGCTTGAGGTTATTAAGGACAGGGGATTTGCTAAGTACTTCCTAACAATGGAAGCGGTCGCAGATAAAGCCTCTTCGGTTCAACTTACAGGCCCTGGTCGAGGTTCCGCTGCGGGCTCCCTCGTTGCGTATGTTCTAGATATTACTCAGATTGACCCTATCAAATACGGTCTTTTGTTTTCTCGATTCCTTCGACGAGACGCAGTTGACTACCCAGATATCGACTACGATGTTGCTTCGCCCATGCAGCTTAAAGAAATGCTGATCGAGGAATGGGGCGATTCGACTGTTGTGCCGATTTCTAACTATAACACACTACAGCTTCGCTCTCTTATTAAAGACGTATCTAAGTTTTATGATATTCCTTTCTCGGAAGTTAATTTGGTTACGGGCCGTATGATTCAAGAAGCAACGCCGATTGCAAAGAAGGTTCACGGGATTAAGGCTGGGGTGTATGCTCCAACGTTTGATGAAGTCATGAGTTACTCAGAGTCTCTTAAGAACTTCCTAAACAGATATCCACATGTCAAGACTCACGTTGAAGCTTTGCTCGGCCAAGTCCGTAGCGTTTCGCGCCATGCTGGAGGAGTCGTGATCGGTGAGGATCTCGACAAGTGGATGCCGCTGATCAATAGCGGAGGGGTTAGACAGACTCCGTGGAGTGAGGGGCAGAATGTTCGACACTTAGAGCCGCTTGGCTTTATTAAGTTTGATATTTTAGGTCTGGCTTCTTTGAGAATGATTGAAGACGCAGTGCGTCATATTCTTATTCGACATCATGGAGTTAAGAACCCCACGTTCGAACAGGTTAAAGAATATTACAACGCTCACCTGCACCCAGATGTTATCGACTTGGAAGATCAAAATGTATATAAGAATATCTTCCACAAGGGGAAGTGGGCTGGCGTATTCCAGTTCAGTGAGAAGGGCGCTCAAGAATTTTGTGTTCGAGCAAAACCCAAGAATATCATTGACATTTCAGCTATTACTTCTATCTATCGCCCCGGCCCACTGAGCGCCAAGGTAGATCAAACATATGTAGAGGCTAAGAGTAATCCCTCCGGCATTAGTTATGGGCATGAGATAATCCAAGAGGTTACCGCTGAGACTTATGGCTACTTGATTTTCCAAGAGCAAATCGCTCTACTGGCTCACAAGCTTGGAAAGAACATTACGCTTGACGAAGGCAACACTCTTCGCAAACTATTGACAAAGAAAGGTACAGGAGATCATGAAAAGAAAAAGCAAAAGATCTTCGACAAGTTCGTCGAAGGTTGTATCGATAACGGACTTACGAAACAAAAAGCAAATGAACTGTGGCAAACGTTCGAGTACTTCTCAGGGTACGGCTTTAATAAGTCCCACGCTGTCAGCTACAGCGTTCTTAGCTATCAGTGTGCCTATCTTCTTAATTACTATCCCGCTGAGTGGATGGCAGCGTTTCTCGACAAAGAGCCGGAGAAGCGAAAAGAGAAGGCAATCAACATCGCCAAGTCCTTTGGATTTAATATTGAAAAACTGAACATTAATACTTCCGGTACAACGTGGGAGATCTCGGACGACGCAAAGACTTTGATTCAGCCTCTGACTTCGATCAAGGGCCTCGGCGAGGCAGCTATTGAGCAGATACTAAATCACAGACCTTTCAACACTATTGAGCAGCTTTTGTTCAACGAGGAAATCGTTTACAGCAAACTGAACAAGAAGGCTCTGGATGTTATGTGTCGAGCCGGTGCTTTGGATTCTTTGAAGGATCGCCGCTTCACGGGCATGAAACACTTCTGGGCAGCAACAATTGCTGACCGGCCAAAGAGCCAAAAGAAGCTCAACGAGTCTATCGAGGCTTACATGGAGGAGGGTGACTTCTCTGTCGAAGAGAATATCCACAACTTGTCTGAGCTTACAGGCTTGTTTCCAATGGACTTGGTGTTAAACGACAGCACACGTAAAAAGTTGGACGACAACTTCATTCCACCGATCTCGGAGTATGATCCAGATCTGGAGGTCGTGTGGTTTATTCCGAGAGAGATAATAAAAAGAAAGACCAAGAATGGTAAGGATTACTGGATTCTGCGAGTTATTGACTCTAACAACATTTCAACCTCTATCAAGTGTTGGGGTGTGAGAGACAAGGACAAGGTTTACCTTAATCGACCATATATTGGCCGATTGAACTGGGAAGAACAATGGGGCTTCTCAACTCGATCAATAAGACATAACTTAAGATTAGTAGGATAAGGAGGAAAAAATGGAGAGAATATCCTTTTATAAAGTTAGAGAAGACGCCAAGCTACCAGAAAGAGCACACCCAACAGATGCCGGTGCGGATATATTCTATTGCCCAGACCGTGATTGGAGTTCTAAGTGTAAGTGGGAGGGTGATACAATTTTGATTGCCGCTGGGGAAAGTTGCTTAATTCCAACAGGCTTGAAGGTGGATTTGCCTAGCGGCTACATGTTGGAGATTAAAAACAAGTCTGGTGTCGCGACAAAGAAGCGATTGATAGTTGGTGCTTGTGTGGTCGACGCTGGTTATACTGGCGAGATATATGTCAACCTTCAGAATATTGGTAGGCAAAATCAGATGATTGAGCCAAACCAGAAAATTGCACAAGCAGTCGTGGTACCAATTGCCACACCAGAAATAGTAGAAACTAAACACGATCCGGCTTCTGGAGAGACTTCCAGAGGATCAGGCGGATTTGGATCAACAGGAGAATTTTAATGGGAAACAAAATGAAAAGAAAGATACAGCGCCAAGGTATCGCTAAAAAGAAGAAGGACGCGCAAAAAGATATGAATGAAAAAGTGGGCCTCTTCTTTCAATTACCAGAGGAGTGTACAAATTGTGAAAAACCATTTGACAAACAAGACAGAGATATGTTAAGCTCATGGAATGTCTGTGTTCGCGAAGCTGAAAAGAAAGTTAATCTTTATTGCCCCCCTTGTTGGGAAACAGCAAACAAGATCATAGAGGATTTCAAAAACCGAGGAGTAGAAGTTGAAGATTGATAAGAATGGAAAACAAGCAGGTACCTTCGATAAAGGGTATGCGTTTGAGGATTTGCTGCTGTTGCCGCAATATTCTGATATTGAGAGCCGAAGCGAGATCGATCTATCAAACAGTTTAGGCAATCTTTCTTTTTCTTTACCGATTATATCCAGCCCAATGGATACGGTCACAGAAGTTGAGATGGCGTGCGCTCTGGCACAAGCTGGGGGCCTAGGCGTGATTCATAGGTACAATTCGATTGAAGAGCAGGTAAAGCTCGCAGAAACAATCCTTAGCCAGCATTGGGCAGAGACTGATAAAATATTTACTGGATACGTCGATGAGATTGATATAGTTGAGCCTTACGAATTAGCTGCGGCAATTGGAACAACTGGGGATTTCCTCAAGAGAGCGGTTGCTTTAAACGAGGCCGGTGTTAGAGTCTTTTGTCTAGACGTAGCTCATGGTCACCATAAGCTAGTTAAGACCGCTCTTAAGGAGCTTAGAGACGCTTTAGGCTCCAATGTACATATAATGGCAGGAAACGTCGCGACAAGGCAAGCTGTGGACGATTTAGCTGATTGGGGTGCAGATAGCGTACGAGTTGGTATCGGAGGCGGAAGTATCTGTTCAACTAGAATTCAGACAGGTCATGGACTCCCAACACTCCAGACAATAATTGATTGCGCGCAAACGACTCGTGACGTTAAGATTGTTGCCGATGGCGGCATTAAAACAAGCGGAGACATAGTAAAGGCTCTAGCAGCCGGTGCAGACTTTGTAATGTTGGGGTCGCTTCTTGCGGGAACCGATGAAGCCCCAGGAGACATCTATGAGAATCGTCGAGGCGAGAAGTATAAAGCCTATAGAGGAATGGCTAGTAAAGAAGCGCAAATGGACTGGCATGGAAGATTTAGTTCCCTTGAGGGTATCTCTACAACTATTCCATACAAGGGACCAGTTGGTTTTATTCTAGACGATCTAGAGAGGGGTGTACGATCAGGGCTTTCTTATTCTGGTTGTAGAACTATTGAAGAACTGCACGAGAAGGCGAAGTTTGTTGAGCAGACTTATGCTGGACAAATAGAAAGTTCGACACATATTCTGGGTCGATGAGTTACGGAGAGTACGAAAAGAAGATTGTCTTTGGCGATACGGACAAAAGACATGCCGACTTAAGGATACGACTTCATGTCGACGAGCTTAAGCAGGGTGAGTTTTTCCGGGCTATTGTTACGGGCTATATCGAGCAAGACGAAGATTTATTAAAGTTTCTTGACAAATATAAGAGTCAAGCTAAAGTAAGGAAGAAAATTTTGAATAAGGGTTATAAAAAAGCCAAAGAGTTAAAAAATAATTTTAGACTTTCGGAGGACGAAATTGAAAACATATTTGATCTTATTGCAAAGGAGAACGAAGATTTATGAAAAAGAAGTGCAAAGACATGTGCCAGGACAGTGAAATAGAGTGTCCGATAGAAGATTGCAGATACTGGATAAAGTTTGAAGAAGATCTTAATTGCTCGCTAGTTTCCATAGATAAAAATGGCAAAATGACGCTACGGGAAGTCGGTGATAGATTAGGCGTAAGCTTTGTGAGAGTCAAGCAACTAGAAACCCAGGCCCAAAAAAAATTATTAAAGAGAATTAACAACAAAACAATATGATAAAAAGTTTATAATTTATAGCACTTTACGGTTTAAAGAACTATTTAATTTGAATATTTTTTTCAAGGAGCATTACAATGAGTAAAAAGACTATTCTTAACGAGGCAACTATTCGCCGTTTTATGAAGCTTGCAGATCTTCGCCCTCTCGTCGAGACTTCCGTAGTGGAAGCTGAAGAGGAGACCGTTGAAGAGACTGTCGAAGAAGCCACCACAGAAGAGGCTGACATCGAAGAGGCTGCACATGAAGACGGTGAGGGAGCCGAAGACGACAACGAAGAGCTTGCAAAAAGAATCTTCCTTGCTGTAAAAGACGCAGTGGAGGATGAGCTTGACGTTGAGGTTTCAGTTTCTGACGACGCAGAGGCCGACGCAGATGCAGACCTAGACATGGACATGGATGCTGACCTTGAAATGGACGACGCTGAAGTCGATATGGATATGGCTCTGGGTGACGAGGAAGAAGAGGAAGAGGAAGGCGCTGCAATGTCGTACGACAACGTGATGCAGGAGGGAGCAGACACAGATACAGCCAATGCTGATACTGCTACTACAGCCGACACCGACACCGACACTACAACGGAAACGGACACCACGACAACGACAACAGAAACCGACACTACAACAACAACGGACACTGAGACTACTACAACTGGTACTGAAACAACCACAACTGGTACTGAAACAACCACAACTGGAGCAACAGACACAGCTACAACTGGTGCTGAAACAGTAACAGAGGACGTGGAAACCGAGACTCAGGTGGAACAAGATGATTTCTTCCAAGCTGTATTTGAGAAGGTTCAGGCAAAGCTCAGTGAGCGAAGCAAGGAGCAACTTGCTGAGGAGTTGTCGGAGAAGATCTTTCGTCGTCTTACAGAGAAGAACGAAAATTAATCCTTTACAAACCCCTCATTTTTTGATATATTGAGGAGAATATGTTTGGACAGTATAATGATTTAGTTTGGTTCATGTTGGGCGTGTTTGCCTACAGAACCTTGACAGCAATGTTGAGCTACGGTCATCTTGTTAATATGATGACGGAAGTTAATAAGCAATGCTTAACGTTACTCGGTCTAGTGTCAGCAGATCTGAGTTTAGCTAGAGAAGTAAAGTATTCACATTTACATAAATCTGGCTTGTCGGAAACAGAACTAGAGGACATTAAGACCCTTGATGCCCGGGCTTTCGAGACATGGAAGCTCGTCTCAGTTTCCAATATCATAACTCATTTCCCCAGATCTTATAAGTTTATTTTAAAATATCAGGATTGGGAAGGGGCGATGAGAGAATTGGATCGTATTTATAAGAAAGATATAAAAAGAAAAAGGAAACAAACATGACGGTCAAGAGAGACAAGAGAATTAAAAAGATAGAAGACGAAAGTAAGAAAATTTCTCCAAGCACAGAAGAGGAAGAGGGCTCTGAGAAGGAAGTGAGCTTAGTTGATATGCTGCCGTACTTGATGATGGGCGCTCCCGAAGAGGAGGATTCAAAACCAAAGATTCGCACATTATCTCTGCATGGAGAAGTTAACGAAGAAAACTCTTCGGAGTTAGTGTACTCTCTCATGATGCTGCGAAGACTCGGAGAAACAAAGTCGCTATCAGATCCAGAAGATCCAGAGTCTGAAGTGATCACTTCTTTTGAACCAATTGAGTTCCTGATATCGACCCATGGCGGTTCCGCCTCGGAAATGTTCGCGATCTATGATACCATGAGGATGGTTAAAAAAGATTGTGACGTAGAGACATTTGGCATTGGAAAGGTTATGTCGGCTGGAGTTTTACTTCTGGCAGCGGGAACGAAGGGCAAGAGGAAAATTATGAAGAACTGCCGCGTAATGATTCACAGTGTTATTGGTGCCAGCCATGGTTCGCTCCATAGTCTTGAGAATGAAATGGATGAGATAAGATACTTACAAGATCAACATATTGATTGCCTGGTTCAAGAGACAGATATGACAAAGAGATATCTTAAGAAACTAATGGACAGAAAAGTAAATGTTTATCTTACAGCAGAAGAGGCTGTTGAGCTAGGAATTGCGGATATAATTATTTAGATTTTACCTGTTATAACAACTAATTAAAGCATGAACCTCGATAAACTTATAGAACAACACTTTAGAAATACCGAAAAAGAAAACATCGGTCTAAGAGATTTGATTGATATTGTTGAAGAGCAGATTAAATTTCTTGGTGACAAGATACAACTTGCAGAAGCAGCCCCTTCGGACCCAACTCCAATGGACGTTGAGGCCGGGAAGAAGTTTGTATTATCTCTTCCAAAGTTCTCTCCCACTGAGAATTGGGGAGACCCCGCCTCTTTAGAAAGAGGACAGGTAAACCAGATCTTTAGAGCCATTGGTGGAGGTGCTAGCCTCCCAGAGAAGCTCGCGTTTATAAAAAGACTACAAGAACCAGACAATAAGATCACTTCTCCAAGAAGAGTTATCAGTACGTTGATTGTGTTGGAGGCACTAAACGCAACTATTAATAGTTTTGGCGCTAGCACTGCCGGCTTTGTGTTTGAGGGTTTCCTCGCTGCACTGCTGGGTGGTAAACAAGAGGCGGAAGTTTCGGAAAAAGGAAACCTCCCCATTCAGGATATCATAGCCTTTACGGAATATGGATCGGCAAACGTTCCAATGAGTCTAAAGTTATTAAAGAATACTACAGATGTAAAGGGTAGTTATACGAACTTGATTGACGCTTTAGACGAGTTCCAAGAAATGGTATATGTTGTCGTATACAAAGAAGGTGGAGACAGAGAAGTGTCGGAGATTGACATGAGACAGTTCGTGTTCAGGAGAGACAATTTCCTCCAGGCGATAACGATTAACAGTGGCGGGCAAAAATTAGTCTCCCTTGAAGGCAAACCATTCCAAGAGTCAATGGCTATTCTCACAAACCCAGAGTTGGATTGGCCTACACAATATGCGCTCCTTACTAGGACTGCTGGGTATACAGGGAAGGCTCGACCAATGCCTGGAGAAGCCCCCGAACAACAAGAAGAAAAACCAGAAGAGCAGGAGCCGGTAACAGTTACAGCGGAGTCACTAAGAGACAAGTGGGAACAGCAGGTGTTAGCAGAAGCCAAAGAAGGCGGAAAGACTCAGTGGTCACTGTCGACAGCACAGTTGGCAAAA